CAAGCAGAGAATGGTTCATTGCTTTGTATGTTACATGCTGATCATACTGATAGAGAGTGGATGGATACTATTGGGTTAGTAGCACAGACGTGTCGGAAAGCTAATCTTCGTTCAGAGTTTGACCTTCAGAACCACATGTTACATAGACATCAACAAGAGTGGAGCCTCATAGAAACAGCTCGTGAACAAGAAGCAAGACAAGCACAAGATGAACTTGTTAGACTGCAAATTGAAGCAATGACTGGTGCGACAAATAGTCCTCCCAGTAAAAAAAGATAGGAGTGGGTTATGGCTGGATCACCAGGAATAATCAACACACAAGCACATACCGCTGTGACGGTAGGTAGTAGTAGTACATCTGTACTTGCTGCCAGTGAAACTGCTTCCTACCGATTAATGGTAAATGATTCTGACGAAGTTATTTATATCAATCTTGGTGGAACAGCAGCAGCGAATACAGGCATTAGATTGAACGCTTCAGGCGGTTCATACGAAATGTCAGTAGCAGGTGGCAACTGGTTCAATGGAGCCATAACTGCTATCTGTGCATCTGGTTCTAAAAAGTTATTAGTTACACAAGGTACTGCATAATGGCAATAACTGGGCAAAATTTATTAACAGGTTTATCCCAGTTTATGGGAGATGACTACGATAATGTAACTTCCGCAACAAGTACAGATGGTACGACTGTGGTCAAAACTCATCTTAGTGCATTTGGGGAAGATTATTTTCGTGATTACTATGTACGTATAACTCAATCTGGTACTAATCAGTATCATATACGCAGAGTAAAATCATTTGCTTCAGCATCAGGAACACTTACTGTAGACCCTGCATTTCCTGCCGTACCTCAAGATGGTGATGCTTTTGAATTACATAGATACGAACCATCAAGGAAGTTTACTGCTTTAGATGAGGCACGATTACGTGCGTATCCTGAGATAGCTAAATTAGTTTTTGATGAAACAATTACAGGAGATGGGTATAGTCGTGAATTTGATATACCGTCTGCTATTAGGAAAGGACCAGTCTTTGCCTTTATCGAATACCCCCTCGGAACCCACGACGGATGGAATTTTCTCTCAGATCCAGACTTCGATAGCACGTCTAATTGGGCTGCTTCGTCGGTTACTGCGAGTATAGTAACTGAAGAAAGCTCGAATAAACTTATACCAAAATACGACAATAGCTGCACGAAGTTAGTAGTAGCTGCATCAACAGCAGGTACATACTCCCAAGTAGTAGCGAATATGAATAACGATATTACGGCAGCAGGTGCAGCAGGTCAGAAGATGACGTTTGCTGCATGGATATACAGTCGTGTTGCAAGTAAAATTAGAATACAACTTATAGATGACAGTGGCACTACCAGTAGTGATTATCACGGTGGTGCTGGCTGGGAATTACTAACAGTAGAAAAGAATATAGTAGGGAATAGTTCATCACTTTTAACAGCACGAATAGAAGTTGCAAATAACAGTACAACCTTTACAGGATTTGTTGATCGTGGATGGCTTTACTTCGGTGATGCTGGTCGTGTACGATCTATTTATCCAATCGAAGCTAACGCTAGAGTAAGACGTGACGATACTACTCAACGAATAATGTTTGACAATGTTCCGCAAGCTCGTCGTCAGATTCGGTTGGTAGGTAGAAGTCCTTTATCTGCCCTTGGCACAACACGGGCATCACAGGTTACAAACACTATGGAAGTGGATGAACCTGCTGCGATGATTCTTTACGCATACGCAACTCAAATTCTTTTTGAACGAGAAGGTATATACTCTGATATGCCTGAAGAAATAAGTGCAAAACTTTCTATCATTCAAGAGAGAGCTTCTGAATACGAAACCAAGTTCCCATTCAGGATGTTAGCAGGTAGTAAATTACAAGGACCGTTTAAGGTATGACACCAACACGACCCAGAGATAGAGGCACTTATGACGTGTATCTGGAATATGATGATGTCAAGGTGGGCTTTCAGCTTGCCGAATCAGAGATGGGATTAGCTTGGTCACGTGGCTTACAGCCAATGCTTGCAGAAGAGCAACGTACATCTGGTATATTCGACTACCAACAAGTACCAGCAGAAGTGGACGTACCGTTAGGTTTCGATAACTGGTCAGGCGGATGCGGTGTTGATGAACTGTCTACACTTACCTCTACTTCAGTAGGGTATAACTATTCACAATATGTTGATGCTTCGTACGGAGATAGATTATACCTTAGCCCAGCCTTCAATCAGCTCTATAAAACAAAAGCTAGTTCTACAACTATTGACGCTGCTCCTACTTTCATGGCAGAAAATTCATTAGGCACGTATGTATGTGCGGGTAGATATTTATATAAGTACGATACCAGCAATGATCAGTTTGATGCCGTAGCTGATTTAGGTTCAGGTAACGCTTTTACTGGTCCAGTGCGTGAGTTCAACGGCAAGCTATTCGCACCTGCAGGAGATAGTTTTGATTATGCAGTATCTTCTGACGGGGCTACTTGGTCTACATCTGCTGCTACCGATGACAAAGCAGTGTTCTTTACTGCAAGAGGACGCACATCTACTACTCCACAGTTCTGGAAGATAGACGGCTCAGGCAATCTCAAGTCAGCTACTGTTCCTGGTGGGAGTGGTACTACTTGGTCGGCTGCTGTCCCAGTAGGTCATACATCTGAAACTGTAAATGGATTACTTACTGCTGATGACAAGGTATGGATATTCAAAAAAGAAGGTATCTGGTGGTACGACGGCACTAATGTCAATGACTTTTGGACTGGCGGTCGTCTAATGTTGCGGGATAATAATGGTAAAAATCCATTGCTCTGGGTAGATGGTTTTATCTATGTGCCATACGGCGATAGGCTAATGCAAATAGATCCACAGAACGAGACATTCAATATGCTCTATCCTACAAATGAAATGCTTGGGAACTCAGAACTTAACGGATCAATAACGGCTCTCGCTGGGGATTCAGACTGGATTTACTTGGCACAAAAGAACGCAGCTGGCAACACATACCTCATAAAAATAAATCCTTATAAGACAGTACATACATGGAATTATCAAGGTTCTAATGATTGTAATGCGTTGTTAGTCACTGGGGCTGGTGCTGTAGCCGACAACAATCCATCTGTCTTAGCTGGGTACGGAAGCACCATCGGCAATTATATAAACCCCAGACCTGGTTTACGCCCTGAAGATGACGAGAACTACCTATACTCCACAAATACAGGTGTTATTGTAGGTCCTAAGATAAACGTAGGAGCAAAGTTATTTAAGAAGTTCCTAAGTGCAGGTCGTATATTAGGGGCACGTATGACTGCTGCTGCTACTGCGGTGCTGCGATATGAAATAGACGAGGCTTCTCCTGAGACAATAGCTACTGCGGATACCGATGGCGAAACTTCTGCAACATTTACTACAGAGATTGAGTTCAATCAGATCAGATATAATGTTCAAATGACTACTGGTTCAGAGACTGCTGGACCTGTGGTAAATTCAGTAGTTCTCAATACTATACTCAACCCTCCACGAAGAAAGAGCTGGGCATTTTCAGTAACTGTAAATAGTGGTGTTGTTTTATCAGGCGGTGGTAGAGCAAGCATGTCTGGGAATTACTTGGAAACATTCTTATTTGGCGGTGTCCAGAAAAGAGTAACCCTCTACGACAGACGTGGCGATAGAACGTATGTGGGGCGAATTATTAATGTCAATGGTCGTGTCATGCAGCCTATGTCCGACGGTGACTTAGAGGTATTCGATGTATTGTTCTACGAGATCGCAGACACTACATCAGGTGATGTAGCTATTTATAATAAAGATGCTTATAATGTAGGCAAGGTATACGCATAGGCGGTAATTATGGCTTTATCAAGTGTATCAGCAGGTAACGAAGTACAAGCTGCTAACATAAATCAGTTTAAAGAACACTTAGAAGGTGGGGCTGGTAAGACTGTTACCTATCTTCTACGAACAACAAGCGGTGCTGACTTCACAGTTATACTTGGCGGTAATGGTACAAGTAGAAAGCTCACAGTTAAAGATTCAGACAACAGTGAGGTATTCAAGATCGATGCTGACGGTAATGTAACAGTAGGTGGAAGCCTAACTGTAGCAACACTAACTGCACCTGGATCATCTAGTCCGTCCCAGACTGGCAATGGTGAATTGGTATATAACACCAGCACAAATAAATTAACAGTTGGTACTGGGAGTGGTAGAGCTACGTTGGTATCAGGAGCTCAACAAACAGTACTTGGTATAGCAGTATTGCAGAGATTTAGATAGGAATAACATGGCTAATATATTCAATCCTGGTGGTGGTGCTAGTGAGATAACCGAACTAGATGCAGGTAACTGGAAGACATTTTATTCAAATGGATCAGGCACGATAACTGAACTTGCAGTAGGGGCAGATGGAACTGCATTAGTAGGTAATGGTGCAAGCTCAGCTCCTACATATGGAAATATTACAGATATCAAGGGCGGTAATGACAAAATACTCTACACCAATTCTTCAGGTGTAATTACTGAATTAGCAATCGGTGCTAGTGGTACATTCCTAAAGAGTGCTGGTACTACCTCTGCTCCGACCTTTGGTTCTGGTGGCGGTAACTGGTCAACGATAGCTGCTAGTACGTACAGTGCAGGCAGTGCTGACCTTATGAGTTTATCCTCTCTATCAAATTACAGGATGATACGTGGCTGGTTTACTATTCCTGAAACTGACGATGGTAGTGCTACATGGTATAAGTGGACAGCTAATGGTAAATCATCTCATTACTGGACTAATGGTAGATCGCAAATTGGAACTACGGGTTATATAAGTGCTATTTCCCCTGCGAGTGGGGCTACTAATAGTACGTACTGGGGCAATTCAAGAAACATCTTTACAGGATACGGCACTTTTCACGTAAGTTTTTTAGCACAAGGTAAAGACACTACAAATAGAGGTGTTATTGCAGGAAGGATGGACTTTTGGTCACGCTATGATCAATCTTCTGGTCCAGGTACTACTGGATTAGCGGAAACTCGTTATTTTGTTCACGATGAACCCTTAACTTCAGACACTGGAATTACAGCATGGACAATAACAATGGGTAATGCAGGTAGAACTATAGAGGTTAACTCAGGATACAACGCTTATTACGTAGAAGGGTATACAAGTTAGGTAACTTATGTCAGATAATTTATACAATCCTTCAGGCGGTGGTGCTAGTGCAATTACAGGTATTGGTGCTGGTAATAATAAGGTTTTCTATAGTAACGGTTCTGGAACCATCGTAGAATTAGCTCTCCCAGCTGACGGTACTGTGTTGGTAGGAAATGGAGCTAGTGCTGCACCTACTTTCGGTAATATAACTGATATAAAAGGTGGAAATGACAAGCTACTTTACACTAATAGCTCTGGAGTAATAACAGAGCTTGCATTAGGTAGCAGCGGTCTTGGTTTAAAAAGCAATGGTACTTCCTCGGCTCCAAGTTTTGCAGCATTAGGTGGTAACTGGTCAACTGTAGCAGCTGGAACCTATAGTGCTGGAACAGCAACAATGTTCAATCTAACTTCTCTTTCTAATTATCGAGCATTACGTGGGTGGGTTACTATTCCTATGAAAGACGAAGGTAACAATACTGTTTTTAGCTCAATGCGAATCAATGGAAAAACTGCAACTAATTACTATTATGGTCGATATGCTCAAGCTAGTGACGGCGGTAGTTATTCAGCAACTGGTAGCTGGGGTGGAATTTTTGGTGGGTCTGCTAGTTACTACTACGGCTTTGGAATGTTTGAAATTTATGCACTAGCACGAGGTGGTGACACTACCAATCAAGGCGTTATTGCAGGGAAAACAAATTTTTTCTCACGTTTTGCTGGTAATGCAGATGCACAAACATACGGTCAATTTGAAGAAAATTGGTTTGTATATGATGAACCACTTACTTCAGACACAGGTATTACTGAATTTACTTATTACATGAACGAATCAAGCAGCACTATCGATGTTGCTTCAGGATACAACGCATACTACGTCGAAGGTTATACCGCTTAAGCTAGGAGATTATAATGGCTATTGAATACCGAGAACATATAGATGCAGATGGTGTACATCGTGAATGGACTAATGAATATGGAGTAGTTCAGCGAGAATTAATGGAGCCATCAGCAAAATATCTAGCACAAGATCCACCTACATGGGAGCAATTAGGAATACGTGACCAACGTAATGCCTATCTTGCTGCTACCGACTGGACTGTTATACCTGATAGTCCGCTGACAAGTGATCAGCAAAGTGAAGCAACCCAGTATCGTCAACAGCTACGAGACCTCCCTAAAAACTATACAGATGTTTATGAAATACAAAAAGTATTAGACGATTTAAGACCTGAAAACACACTAAGTTTTCTAAAGTAAAGATAGGAGTCAGAGATGGCTGCACAAGATACATTTGAAATTATGAAACTCTCTGGCTCTACAGATGGCAGAGGGATTAGCGTTACTGCTACTTCCAGTGCTGGTACTACAATCCACACTGGTAGCTCAACGGCAGCACACTACGACACGATAAACTTATATGCTACGAACATTGATACATCTGCTATCAAGTTGACTATCGAATGGGGTGGTACAACAGCAGCAGGTGATCATATCGAAGTAACAATACCACCTGAATCTGGACTAGTGAAGGTAGTTGAAGGTGGACTTATCAAAGGTAATTCATCTACAGCTCTAATAGTAAAAGCCTTTGCTGGAACTACAGCTAAGATAAACATCTTTGGTGATGTAATTAGAGCGAGTACTGCCTAATGTCTAGAATGCAATCAAGCATGCGTAGCCCTATGGTTAGCAAGTCGCTATCCTCTGCCTCAAGTGCTGGTCTTGGCTGGGAGGGCATGGATTTAATTGCATCAACTACATTAACATCAGCAGCTTCGTCATTTTCTTTTTCAGAGCTTGGTGAAATATCAGCTAGTGGGTATTCAGCAGATGTCAATATTTTTCATCACATGAAAATCTTTGGTTATTTTAAAAATGATGGGTCGGAATGTGACATTTTATTT